AATCAGCGACCTGCTGGCCAACGAGCAGAGCAGCTTCGTCAAAGGCGCCCAGATCAGTGACGCCATCGCAAAAGCCGAGGGCATCTCCATCTCGGAGGCGTTCAACATCATCGAGAAGTCGATCACCGGCCAGGAGCTGGAGGAGAAGGCGGACGAGATCCGCAAGCGCCACGCCGCTCGGATCGAGGAGGTAGCCCGCGTCTACATGACCGCCGGCCAACGCAACATTGAGAGCACCGTTACCGCGCTGGTGCGCTGCCGCCTCGACCTCCCCAGCTGGAGTGTGGACGACACCCGCAAGATGCACCGCGCCCTTTACAACGACATTTGGGCGTTGGCACAGGACGAGCAGGAGGCGGAGGACAACCCCGCAACACCACCGACTGAGGAGGAGTTGGGAAAGCAGCCAGCGGCGGCTGGACGCGGGAGGAAACGGACTGGCGGGGAATCTTCTGGGAGCTAGCCGCCGGCTACCCCAGCCAATTCGACCGCCCCAGCTTCCCGCGTGAGCTGCGCATGACGGTGCTGCGTGCGTGGCGCGACCTGCAGCGCATCCGCCGCGAACAGGCGCACCTCGCGGAGCTGCCCCAAGCGCAACACATGGCGCTGGTGTGCAACATGAATCGCGATCCCAAGAAGAGCAGCAAACCCTTCGGCATTGAGGACTTTGCGCTGTTCAAACCCCGGGAGGACAAGCGCGAGACGTTCTTGAGCGCCGATGCCGCCAGTGCGCTGATTTCGCTGCAGCAGGACGGCCACCTGCACCCGATGTTGCTGGCGTGCTGGCGCGAGGCGCTGGAGAACAGCACCCCCGACACCCCGCCTCCTGCAGTCCGTGCGTTCCGCAACGACGCAGAGACGGTGTGGGTGATCGCGCCGGAGTGGGAGGGCGCCGGTGTGCGGGCGTTGGTGTGCGTGACCGAGTTTGTGCATGGCCCGGTGGTGCTGCGCGATGTGGACCGCACCCTGAACACCTACACCTTTGCGCTGCCCCGCCGCCCCCATGCCGGTGCGGGCTGGATCGAAGCCGGGCACTTGCTTTTGCCGGCAACTTAGGCCATGCAGCTGCTCACCTTCCGGGAAGACTTGGAGACGCGGTTAGCGGATCTCCTGGGCACTTACACCTTGGCGAACGGGGCCACGGTGCCAGCAGTCAGCGTCCGCAACACCGGCGAACTTTCTCCTGCTGGCACGGTGGTGAGCGGTCTGGAGCTGATCATCCAGCGCAACCCGCGTCTGAAGTACATCGAGCGCTACGACACCCCACTCGCCTTCCGGTTGATCACGGTGTTCTTGGTGAGCTGGGACGGCAGCGACCCCACCCCAGCTGCGGACCTGATCGTCAGCGCTTACCCCAACGCTTTGGCGACTGAGGTGACGACGATTGATGTACCCGAGGGCCTGGGCCCCCAGGCGCAGATGCGGATCACGCTGCAGTTCAACCCGACGCCAGCGGAGGCAGCAGCATGAAACCGGGCGTCTACAACATCCGCCCTCAGCGCCGTGCGGACTACGTGATGAACGTGGTCTTCAAAGACGGCGACGGAAACGAACTCAACCTCACGGGCTGGCAGGTGTTGGCGCAGGTGTGGAATAAGGAGCGCACAACCAAGTACGCCGACTTCATCGTCACGGTCACCGACGCGGCCAACGGCGCCGTATCGCTCAAGATCCCGTACTACACGACAGACGATTTACCGGATGAGTGCCGGTACGACGTGATGCTGATCAGTAGCGGCGGTCTGCGTGAGTATTACCTAGAGGGCATTGTTCGCCCCAGCCCCGGCTACACCGCCCCAGCATGAGCATCGAGATCACGCCACAGACCGCGGCTATCGTCGAGATCACTGACGCCGGCAACGTCGTCGTAGTCGAGACCGCCCGTGATGTAGTCGAGATTGTGACAGCGGGGGCTCAGGGTGCTGCGGGCGAAGCAGGCCCTGGCGTTCCCACTGGCGGCCAGGTGGGCAACATCCTTCTCAAAAGCGGAACCGCCAACTACGCAACGCAGTGGTCTGCGGTCGTTGACGGCGGAACATTTGCCTAGCCGCCGGCAACTTAGGGCAATCAAAGCCGTGTAGAGATGGCACGCCTTCAGCTCCGCCGTGGCCTCAAGGCCAACTTGCCCACCACGGGGATGCTGGCAGGTGAGCCCCACATCACCACCGACCGCGGCACGCTGCACGTCGCAACCGACGCCACCACCAAGTTGCCGGTGGTGCCTGCGATTGATGACCTCAGCACCCTGGCCGCTGTCGATGGCGCCAGCGATCTGCTGATCATCCACGACGCCAGCGAGTCAGGCGCCCAGAAAGAGAAGAAGATCACCTTCGACTCGTTCAAAACAGCGCTCAACATCCCCGCTGCAAGCACCGACGAAAAGGTGGCGGTGGTGAGCGGCGGCACCGCCGGCTACATCTTCGGCACTGATGGCACCGATGGTGTAATTCGCCTGAACAGCAGCTTGAGCTGGACGAAGGACGCTGGCAACGGCTACGTCACCCTCGCGGTTGAAACTGTGGATGGCGGTACGTTCTGACCGGCAACTTAGAGAGTCCGGCTACATAGCCACGCAAGGACTGCCTGATGGCCAATTTGATCAAGCTAAAACGATCAGCGGTTGCTGGTAAAGCGCCCGTTGTCGGTGACCTTGAGCTGGGTGAACTCGCGCTCAACACCTACGACGGCAAGCTCTACACCAAGAAGGACAACGGCACCGCCAGCATCGTTGAACTCTCTGGTGGTAGCGGCACGCTGTCCACGATCACGGGCGATGTTGATAACACCGCCACCGGCTACTTCGATCTGCCCTCTGGTACGACAGCGCAGCGGCCGGGAACACCAAATACCGGGATGATCCGGTACAACTCCACGCTGGGTTGCCTAGAGAGCTATGTGCAATCGGCGTGGCAAGTGATTGCAAACACCACGCTGGATTACGGCCTGATCACCAGCGCCGCCGACACAACCTTTGATTACGGAGCCCTGAGCTGATGCCGACTCAAGTACAAACCCGCCGTGGCACCACAAGCCAGCACAGCAGCTTCACCGGGGCAGCAGGAGAGCTAACGGTTGACACCGACAAGAAGACGGTGGTGGTGCATGACGGCAGCACGGCTGGCGGTGCCCCGTTGCTGCGGGAGAACGGCAGTCAGAACGCGGTGACGACCGGCACCAGCACGGCGGCCTCGTTCATCCCCAGCAGCAGCACCGTTCCAACGAACGGGGTTTATCTACCTGCCGCAAACACAGTAGGGGTAGCAACTTCAGGGGCTGGGAGGTTGTTTGTTGATGCAAATGGGCGAGTTCTCTTCAACAACAGCACCGCTAGAAACATCGGCTCATCGGTCCCATCACTCTTTTCTGCTGAGATAGCGCAATCGGGCTTGCTCGCCTCGTTTACACGTAACTCAAACGACGGCACGGCTGCAGTAGTTATTCTTGGCAAAAGCCGCGCAACAGCTGTTGGTGGCACGACGATTGTTCAAAACAATGATTCCTTAGGCGAAATCCGATTTGCAGCAGCAGACGGAGTAGATCTTGAAACCAATGCTTCATGGATTCGCGGTGAAGTAGATGGCGTTCCCGCAGCCGATAGCATTCCTGGGCGGATTGTATTTAGCACCAACGGCGGCACCGCAAATGCTTCACCGCAAGAACGCCTGCGTATCACGTCCGCCGGCCTCGTAGGCGTGGGGGTTTCTAGCCCTCAACTTCCGTTCACAATCGGTTTAGGTGGTGGTGCAGCACCAGCTACAAGTGGCTCCACTCAAAGCTCTGGTGGCATTGCGCGTCTTGGCTCTTCTGGTGCAGCAACACTGGATGTGGGCACATTGGCCTCTGGTCCAGCGTGGCTGCAAGCAACCAATGTCACTAATCTTGCAACGAATTACAGCCTTCTGTTGAATCCCAACGGAGGGTCAGTTGGGATTGGCGATACTGGGCCCGGTGACATCCTTACTGTAGGAAGCACCTCTAGTTCATTTAACGCAATAAGGATTCAGTCAACCAACACCGGCATCACTGAGCTGCGATTTGCTGATCAAGATAGCGCCAATCCTGGATTTATTAAGTACGAGCACAACGGTAACAATCTAATCTTTGCTGTTAACGCTAATGAGAGATTTAGGTGCGATAGCTCAGGACGCCTTTTAGTTGGCACGTCTACTGTCCCTAGCAACAAAAACAACGTTACACCGAC